AAGAACCATAAAACTGAATTGTAAAAGTAAAAGTTCCTCCCGCAACTAGATTATTTGCTACACTAGTTAGGTCTATATTAAGTACTGAGTAGTTTGTAGGTTGAGTCCCTGCTCCAATAGTATAAGTGTAACCCGACCTAGTAGCAGCACTTGATAAATCTACATTCCCAATCTCTGTATGAACAGCCGTGGCTTCAAAATCTATATTAGTAGCCACTCCATCGGAAGCGTCTATATTTTTTAAATCATAATTTTCTATGTAGTTACCATAAACTAAACGATTCCCCATTATGGTTTGAGCTTTAGCAAATCTAGGAACATTATCATACAGCCGTAGTATTTCTGAATCAGGCAACACCGTAAGTATTTGGCTTGTATTAAACTGTCTACTAATATTTATATTATCAGCATAATTTCCCGCCTTATCTATTCGCTCCATTACTTTTATTATGCCGTTGTCATTATCTTTCCATAACAACTCTATACCTTTCACTAAAGGTCCTCCTGAATTAAAAGTTACAGTAGCTACATTGTTTTTGTTTATCATCCCTTCATTTAAAAAACTTTGAGGGCTAAACGCAAATGGTTTAGGGAAAAAAGCGGGATGACTAAATTGAGAAGTGGCAGAAAACTCTCCATCTTCATATCTATATCTATAAGCAAATGAAATAAATCTTTCTTCTAAAAAAGTAAACTCATCTGACCCTGAAGTTAAAGAAACTTGAGGAGAGTTCATAGGTGGTTTTTTAATTACCCTTATTTCTTCTGCACTAAAATTATCACTAGAAACTACCACACCCGCTGAAATAGTTGGAGCAGTATAACCTCTTGTAACATTTATAGCTCTTGGAGGGTTTAAATTATCTGTCCATAATAGTATATCGTCTATTAAATTACACCCCGTTATTAAATACCTTTCATTAAAATTTAAAGTACTTTGTCCTGACGCTCCCTCTTGCACACTAACTAAATGATAAGATATTTGCCCCGTATTAGCATTGTATGAAACCACTAAATCTAAAATAGTAGTTACTAATGGAGAGCCAACTCCTTGCCCTGTCCATGCAGGGTCATGCACAAACCAATAAATAGTTTCTGTAGCATCATCTGAAATAGCACCAATACATCTAGCTGAATCAGATAAAACTGTGTTATTAAATTGAAGAGTGGTTATTTTACTATTCCCTTTGGTCAATTCAATAGAACCCACTTCTGATTGTTCTGTAGAACCTAATCGTAAATTTTGAGCATCTATATATTCACCTGCGGGTAATAAACGCTCGTCTACCACCTTGTTCATTTTTCCCGCTGCAAAAGTTCTTTTTACTTGTGCCATTATTTTATCCATTTATCCCTTCCCCTTAAATTCATTAAGAGTCTTCCAGGATGTATATTACTTAATCTTATTTTTGCATTTCGTAACAATGAACTTTTCTTTTTTCTTGCTCTTGCTACTAAATATTCTTGTACCCCAAATTTACTAGATAAAATAGCATAATTAATGTACGCATATATATAATCTTCAAATAATTTATTAACTGAAATATTTGCATCTACATTACCCTCCATTCCATCAGAAATATACTCAAGAATACATTGTTCATTTATCATTGTAGAATCAAAATTAATAACACCTGATTTTTTATCTATTCTAAAAGTAGGATTTCTATTAGCAGTCTCAGTGTTTAAACCAAAGCGAGAACCAATGGTATAATCAAAATACCAATTACCTTCCCAATAATAACCTTCTTGACCATTAAAAGGACTATTAGCGTTAAGATAGATGCTTTTTTTTGTGCCTGCTATTCTATCTAAATCTAATGGAGAAAATTGAGGACTTAAAATATTTCCATCTTGGTCATATAACCAATTACCATCATTATCTTGTAAATAAGAAAGAGCAGTATTGGCTTGAATATTTTCTGTTAAAGGCATCAGGCTTCCGTTTTTATATAAAGATATTCTAACCCAATTAACATAATCAGGAGGAAGTATCATAAGTGCTTGCGCATTAATTTGCATTTGAAGTATTTTAATTTCTTGAAACGCATCATAATTTAATTCTTGTATCCCCCTCTTTGCGTGAAACAAAACCTTATACCTTTCTTCATTTGACACCAATGTGTCATTGTCATTATAAATTAACATAAAATTATTTACCACATCATAAAGACTCACATATTGATATGAGCCCCAATTTGCATTGGTAGGAGTAGTTCCATTATTATTATAATATTGTAAATCTGATATAAAAGCCATAATTATTTACTTGTTTGTTCTACGTTTTCTGCATTTTCTAATGATTGCCCATATTGTACCGCTTGCACTTCTCGTATAGTTAACCCTCCATATTGTAATATCCTTGCCACTAAGTCTTGAAAATAATCTTGTGGTAATTCAAAGTTTTGAAAATCGACAGCAGTCCCATTAAAAATAGGTCTTCCTCCCGTAACAGTGAATGTCCATTTTGGAGTTTTAGGGTATCTAACGTATTGACAAAAAACCATCCCTGTTTCATTAATAGTTTCTACGGGATATATCTCTGCTGTTTGATTACCCGTATCCTTGTTCCCTCTTAAAACATAACACGGCCATTGAGTAGTTGGGGCAGTTAGGTTTGAGGTGCTAAGATTAAATATCTTTTTTTGACTAACTTTTTCTATTTCTATTAACCCTTTTTTAGAAAATATCTTAAAAGAAGGCATGTCAGTCCCTACCATCCAAATAAACTCATCTGCTGCATATATAGTATCACCAGGTGTTTGGTCGGTGGACATAACATTAGACACAGGATATTCAGTTACTCCTGAGTCCGCTGCATTGGTGGTTAATAAATTTACAATATAATCTCCTGTTTGTATTTCAGGAGCTAATGCTCCAAAACCAAAAGAACCCTCCACACTATTTCCTTTAAGAGGAAAGTCGGCGTTTACATTAGTAACTAGAGCACTATTTACATTATACGTCATAGTAGGTAAATAAAACAATTTATTTATAAGGTAATAATCATAAGGTAAACTATATAAATTATTTATAATGGGTGAAGTTGCATTTGTCGCAAACTGTGCAGAAGATGGTTGAAAGTTTTGATTAGTTAATCCTACTGTGTTAGAAAATATACCTATTGTTTCTTCTATTCCTTTTGCAATGTCAGGATAACCTGAATCAGAACGTCTCCCCGCTCTTTTTGTTATTTGCATATTATAGTCTATAAATAAATCCTCAAAAATATCTAACTGCGCTTGATAAGCAAATAGATTAAACTCTTGAGGAGTCATATATCCATAATTGTTTTTGTTTAGCAAAGCCAAACACATTTGGTACACATCGTTTATCATAACTACAAAGATAATAAAAAAAAAGAGGAACCCCTTGTTTTACAGTTTCTTGACAGATACGTTGCTCACATATAAATCAGGAGGGGTAGGTATGGGAATTACTATAGATGTATCAGATACTTCTACGTCAAAAGTAACAGGGGCAGGATTGCCACTTGTTCGCGCTAAATTTACTGCTTTTTTAAACCCTTCTACTACTCTATATGCAGGGTCGTTAGTGTGAGTAAGCTCCACGGTCACTAATCCATAGTGGAATTTTAGTTGAGTAGAAGATGTTCTTTCTATATATATCAATCCATCTATAGATAAAGATTCTTGGTGTCCAGGGTTTATAGCATGAACAGCAGTATCCCACAAATAAAAAGTTATATAATTACCACACATAATGCAAAGATAATAAAAAAAGGGGACTAGTGCCCCCTTCTTTATCTAAGTAGCGATTGGTTTAACTCCATGTAAAAGTTCCTCCCCACTGAACTCCTTGAGTTCCTGATGAAGGATTTACAGGCATCTGAACTGAAACATCCGACCATCTACTTCTCCAAGCAGATAGTGCTACTTCACTAAATTTAGTAAAATAAGCATCGTCCGTTACCGCATCACCCATAGCAATAGCCAATTTTTGACTTGTTGCACCTCTTTTATAATGAATAGTTACCTCACCGTCAGCATCGTTACCTCTAATTTCAGTTACTTTATCTAAGCAAACTTGGTATTGACCATGCTCACTATTATCTGATAAAATAAAAAAATCGTCACCTACAATAATTCCTGCAGGGTGGTCAATCAAAAGTTCTGTATTGCTAACTACTTTTGTGATAGTGTAATTAAGGTTTGTAGTTGTGTTACAAACTGTGTTACCTATTGTAACGTTTGCTCCAAAACCTGCTGCCGATAAATCACACTTAAAAGCATTTGCTGCCGCAATAATACTGTAAGCCGTCCCTGAAGCGGAAAGACCTCCTGTACCTGTTGCAGGCAGAGCTGAGCCTTTAACACTTAAAACTGTGTCACTATCTACTGCTGTTACTATAGCATACGTACGAACTGTATAACTTCCCGCTGCAGTTGTAATAACTGCATAGTCACCCACATTTACTGTAGTAAGAAAATTCTGTCCTGCTTCGGTTAATTTACCCGCAGTAGCCGCACTTGTTGTACCTGAGTCCGCTACAGCCGCATTTGTTGCAGTTGAACCTGGATACATTGCTTGTGGCACATTTATATATTTCGCCATAATACTATGCTATTGCAATTGCACTAATAGCCACCGCTCCTAAAGGAGTTGTACCTCCCGCAGGGTCTGCGCTAGTAGAAGGTGGTACGAAAGTAAATGCGACATCCGTCCATGGTGTAGTTAATGATTCTGCAATTTGTGCTTGTAATGAATCGCGAAAAAAGTTTGCTAACACTGTTGTACCCACATCCGTGTGAGTAAATGTAGCTGTGTTCCCGCTATTGTAAGTAATAACTGTAGTTGTTCCATTGGTAACTGTAACCGCAATAACATCACTAGAACTTACATAGAAAGGATTCGTTTGTCCCGTTATAGGGACTGCTAAAAATTTGTCCATTTGGTAAAAAAATTAAATGGTTATGCGAGACTATTCTCGCTACAAAGATACATTAATTTTTTAACGATTTTTCTAACAATTTAAACGCTTGCTCTCCCTCTTCACTTTGTAAATAAGAGCTTGCAATATAAATCTCATCTTCACCTGCAGGAACAACCACCATTCTTTTTTTGTTAGACTTAGTGTTAAAATAAATATCTTTACCTCTTTTTAATAATAAGCCGTTATCAAAAAACGCCTGTACCTGAGCGGTAAACTTTAATTGCGGGTCTGAAATAATATTTAAAAATTCAGCAGGTTCAGTTCTTGCAAAAACTAAAACATCTCTACGAATTTCTGCTGTAGATTTTTTAGAAACATTTCCAAATAAAACTCTACCCACTTCAACTAATTGTTCTACAGATAAACTACGAGCCTCAACTAAAGCGTCTACTTCTTGATTAAGAATTTCTACATCTTCAGCCGCATCTCTTTCATCATCTATTTCTTCAAACATTTTTCCTTTTAGAGGGTGTTTGTCTAAAAATTGTTGTAATACTTGATTGGTTTTTCTTACTTGTAATAAACCATCTTCAAAAATAATGGCTTCTAAAATAACGTTAGCGTCTTGCTCGTCCACATAAATACTTTTTTGATTAGGAGAATATCTTAACTCTCTATTAACTCCTGTGTTCTCATCAAAATGTAATATGGGAAATCTTTTAGTGTGTCTTGTAGGTAACATGTAAGAAAGCGGTGTTGAGTCACCTAATAACCTATAAGCTTTGTCTGTAAATTTTGCTGTCTTTTTCATTTCAATTTAATTTAATATAATTTATAATTTAAAAAATAATAAGAGTGTCTCCTTAAAGAGACACTCCTATCATTACTAATCAACTATGCGTTGAATATCACAAAGTTATTTGCACCTAAAGTACAAACACATCTTTCTGATAAGAAGTTCACTTGCATCTCATCAACTGATGAAGTTCGTGCACCTCCTGCTGAACCTGTTATCCATGTTTTATATCTTCGGTCTTCAGTTTGTGAAGCTCTATATCTAACATGTAAGAAAGGTCTTTTAGCGTTTTTACCAAGAATTTGGTCATAAACAGTTGTAGAACCCGCAGGTACTAATAAACCATTTACAGAACCACTTCCTGCTACAGACGATAAACCTCCTCTCATTGTAGGGTCATTAAGGTATTTCCAATCAGACTTGTAAAAGTCATATCCTCTTCGGAATCCTGTGAATCCTAGATTTAATGCCATTTCTTCGTCATTATCGAATAAACCATAAGAAGTACCTCCTGCACCGTAAGAATTTTGTGCTGCCAACATATCATCAATATCGAAACCGAAATCTCTGTTAACAAATACAACATTCTCCTCGATAGAACCTTGCTTATCTAATCTTGAGATAACAGTATCCCAATCAGCTAAAGCTACAGGGTTACCTCCTGCCCAAACGTTTCCTCTTGTATTAACTACATA